TATGAATACGTGTGTGTCAGACACAGCAGCAAGGAATGACATAACAAACCCTACAAGAGTAAGTATTAAACCGACAATAGTATTATCCATTTTAGTCTCCTAACCATTCGTTGAGTGCATGGATCAAGGGTGACAGGCACATGAACAAGAGACCTGCCAGTGACGTTGCGAGACATACGGCAACAATAGCGAACACAATATCATACATTGTATTGACCTTTCCAGAATACAGTGATTACAACAGTAACCTCTGAGTTAGTGACAACATACATACCAGTAGAGTTGTCAATGAATGTGAACTTGTTGGGGTCAGTACGGTTGACCATCTTGACACCGTTGTTGGTAGTGTTGATGATATCCTGTACTGTGCCACCACGCTCTGATAAGCGAGCTTTAGCATGTTTAGTGATATGCATGACAGATCCTTTCTGAGATCTTTGAGTGATGATGAGTATCCCTAAGGACACTCAACGCTCTTTAGCAGCTAGAGCTTCTTTATGGTTGAAGTAAACGACTCCATTGACAACATAGTATGTCATGTGAGACTCCTGTGTTAGGACAAGAGGATTCTTATCCATTGTGAAGACAAACCGAGGTACGAGTGTTTGGCTCTTATAGTACTCTATGGTTACTTTAAGTACTCTATGTATCTATAGATACTTATATGTATATAGAGTTACATTCCAAAGAGGTTTCTATAAGGGGTATATACAATTGAACATCGTCCCCAAGGTTCCTCATAGTCCTCTAACAGTACTCCTGATCGGGTAATAGTCTTAGTAAAGGGTTCTATATACCCCTTATAGATACCATTAGTAGCTCTATAAGGCTCACTGACAGCCCTTAAAGGTACAAAGAGTAGGTATAGTACCTAAAAAGCCTAGCGGCGACTGAGCGAAGAGAGAAAGACACTATAAGTATCCCGAAGGGATTCAAAGACATGATTGAATGATTAAGAGTACCCTGAGTGATTGAGGGGGTACGAAAGTAATCAGGGTACTCATATATATTGTTACTTTAATCAGGCTTACTCAAAGACAATTAAGAGGACACAAGACACATGAACAAGAAAGAGCTATCTAAACTGCTCAAAGAAAAGCAGAGAAGGTCTAGGCTTAAGGATTATGAACATAACTTTACTAAGTTTGCAGAAGAACAAATACAAATCGTTACTAAGGACGTATCCAGGGGGTTTGTTCCATTTAAATTCAATAAAGCCCAACAGATAATTACAGAAAAATTAGAGGAACAACGGAATGCTACTGGAAAAGTTAGAGCAATTATTCTTAAAGCTAGGCAGCAGGGGATATCTACATACTGCGCTGGACGAGTCTTCTGGAAGAGTTATTATACTCCCCATTCAAGATCAGTTGTCATGGCGCATGATTCGGCTACGTCAGATGCTCTATTTGCTATGTCCAAAAACCTTATTAGAAACATGGAGGGAAACCTTGCACCCAATGAAATACGTAGTAATGCTAAAGAAATTATTATTAACAGTCCTGCTATGGGCGATAAAGACGCTACAGCTTCCTATAGGCTTTATACAGCGGGGTCTCCAGAAGCTGGAAGAGGTACTACGCCGACTATAGCACACTGTTCTGAGGTAGCTTTCTGGCAACATGATGAGAAGATCCTAGCAGGACTCTTCCAAGGTATCTCACAGGCTGACGGTACTGAGGTTATCCTGGAGTCTACTGCTAATGGTGCTCAAGGGGAGTTTTACAGGCTCTGGAAGGGCGCTGAGATGGGGGAGAATGAATATCTACCTATCTTTCTACCGTGGTATATTACACCAGAATACACTAGAGAACCCCCAGAGAACATGGAGTTGACAGTTGAAGAAGAAAAACTACGAGATAAACACGACCTCACAGACGGACAACTCTACTGGCGAAGACTTAAGATTGCAGAAGGAGGAGAACTCAAGTTCAAACAAGAGTACCCCTCAACAGCTGACGAAGCGTTTATTATGTCAGGATCTAACGTCTTCAACCTGGAGCGTTTGGACGCACTAGTTCCAGAATCTTATCAAAGAAGGTCTGAGTGGGACCCTGCATCGAAGATGTTTGATGAGAATAAAGAAGGTTCTTTGTACATATACCAGTTTCCTGACTGGAATGAACCCTATGTGGTTGCTGCTGATGTAGCCTTGGGGGTTGGTCAGGACTATTCTGCTGCTGTTGTGTTAAATAAAAAGTATGAGATTGTAGCACACTATAGGAATAACAAGATTGACCCCAGTATGTGGGGTGATCTTCTGTTTTATTTAGGCCGTTATTATAATAATGCCCTATTAGCAGTAGAATCTAACAGTATGGGTATTGCAACCCTGCAGAAACTAGACAGTACAGGCTACATAAACCTGTATAGACAGACAAAGATAGCTAATGTGTCCTCGGAAGAGGGTGTTAGGTTGGGTTTTAGAACGACATCTGCTACAAAACCAGCGATTATAGCTAATCTTAAAAACCTAATAGAGAATGAAGAGATACTTATCCCGTCTGTGCAGATAATTAAAGAACTTAAGGACTATATTTCTACGGATACGGGTAAGACAGAAGCTGCACCCAACTGTTATGATGATTCGGTTATAGCATTAGCGATAGGTTGTGAAGTATTACGCACACATTGGGACAGATTGGGGACTTCAAATGTTTCATGGAAACAAAAGATGTCTGGTATAGAACAACCAGAAGTAAACTGGATATAGTATATACCCCTTATAGAACATAAAGACCCCTAAGGGTCTAAGAGATCCGCGTTGTCCTCATGCGTCCGGTGGTACGCAGCGGTATACCACCACTTATTTACGGAGGATAGTATGTCAGTAGAAACATTTCTCAAATGGAAGATACTACCTCGTTTTATGATGTTGGCTAGTACAGTAATGTCTTGGCGATGTGCTGAGTGGTTTATGGATCTTCCTGATCCAACAGGAGCACAGTCAGCTTTTGTGTCCGTAGTAATGGGCGTAATGACGGGTGTTTTTGGAATTTGGATGGGTCACGAACATAAAGGGGACAAATAATGCCACCAAGAAATCACAAGGATTGGAAGAAAGAACCTAATGTAGAATACATAAACTCTAGGATATATTCAGATTGGGATATATACAGCCAGGAACTAGAAACCATATTCTCTAAGGTATGGGTTCCTGTTTGCCATGAAAGCGAACTACCTGAAGACAACTGGTATCGGACCTCAACAATTGCACATACACCAATTGCTGTAATAAAAAATAAACATGGTATTCATGTGTATAAAAACACAGGGCTTCATGGTGTATCAGGGCCAGTAGGTATTATAACTGGTAATCGACTACATAGTGAAATAGGATACGGTGGGATGGTGTGGGCTACCCTTGATGATAACCCAACACAATCTCTAAAAGAATGGCTTAATGGATCATTTGATTGTATTATAGATGCTATTGATGCTGAACCATTAGAGGTGTTTCATTACCACAAGGCTATTATAGATACGAATTACAAACTGTGGCATGACACTAACTCAGAGTTCTACCACGACTTTATGCACTACTTTAATCGTGTGTCGGGGTTTAACGATGAATACTTTGCTAGAAAAAATATACCATTTGATAACGGACACGTTAATGTCAGCAGCTTCACAGTCAACTATGAGGAGTACGATGGGTTTGAGGATAGAGGAGAGCTTAGTTTCCCTAACCTTCCACCCAATCAATGGTATATGGTTGATTTGTTTCCTGGATTTAATTTTAATCTTAGGGGGAGTGCTTATAGAAGCGATAGTGTTACGCCTCTTGGACCAAACAAAGTTCTTATTGAGTTTCGTGGCTATGGTCTCAAAAGTGACTCACCAGAAGATAGGAAGACCCGTATAAACCACCACAACTCTATTTGGGGTCCATTCGGTAGAAACTTACACGAAGACCTTATTGGTGTCGCTGGTCAGGGCACAACAATGCGTCCAGGCACAGAAGATCGTTTCATACTTCATGGTCGGCATGAAAACAGAACCATACACGATGAAGTAGGCATGAGACATTATTATGAGGAGTGGGGGAAATGGATGGGGATAAATCCAAAAATAGCAGCATAAAACCAGTAGCTTTAGAAGTAGGTGAAAATAGTTTTGAGCTTGTGTTACGTATATTAGGTAATGAGTTTATAGCAATACGAATAGGATCAACAAACTTTAGTGGTAAACTAATAGCAGGTGGTGTCTTATTACTTTTCTTTACGTTTATGCTTCTGGAGGTATTTGGCCTGTCAAGGATTATGGGAGTTGAGTAATGCCCACCAGAGTCAATGAAAATACAGAAGTAGCTTTACCATTACGAAATATTATAAGCATGGTAGCAGCAGCTAGTGTTGCAACATGGGCGTACTTTGGAATTATAGAACGTCTTAATCAAATGGAAACAAACGTAACCATGATGGAAGCAGACGTAGGTCAGAACACAGAGTTTCGTATTAAATGGCCTCGTGGTGACATGGGAAGTCTACCCGCAGATAGTGAACAATATATGCTTATTGAACACCTTGCGGGAGAGTTAGAAAAACTACAAACCGATATTGAAAGTGGTAAGGCTCCGTATGATCAACAACAAAAGTTGACTTTAGAGTTCTATGAAAAACGAATAACTAGCTTAGAAGAAAACATAGAAAAACTAAGAAACGGAGATAAGTAATGAAAGAAACTCTTTTCGTTCTATTCTTAACATTAGGTGGGGAACCTATAGAATGGACACCTCATTTTTCCCTAAAGGATTGCTTAAGTATAAAACGAAAAATTGATCGTCTTTCAAAATCAGGTCACTTATACAGTTGTAAAAAAGAAACTGTGACTCTGGAACAAGATGGTGATAAATACGTTATAGTGGATTTTATAAATGAGTAGCCCATGTGTTGGTGTTTGTAGATTAGATAGCGAAGATAAATATTGTGTTGGATGTGGACGAACAACCGATCAAATAAGAGATTATTATTTGGATGGACTAAAAAATGGTACACATACCTTATACTCAACCCAAAAGAAAAAGAAAACCTAAAGAATACAAAAGCCCTATTGTGTGGTGGAACAGTGTTCGTTATAGTAATGGAGAATTGTCATGTCAATCGAAAAAGCAGGAGAAACCTTCTCCGGTTACAACAAACCAAAGCGAACCCCTAACCACCCCAAAAAATCCCACGCTGTCCTTGCGAGGTCGGGTGGTAAAGAAAAACTAATACGGTTTGGTGAAAAAGGTGCGAGTACTGCAGGTAAACCAAAGGCTGGTGAATCTAGGCGTATGAAAATGAAACGTAAATCTTTTAAGGCTCGTCATGCTAAAAACATTGCTCGTGGTCCTTTAAGCGCAGCATATTGGGCTAATAAGGTTAAATGGTAGATATGGAGGATAAATTGCTAGAAGCTGTTCGTAAACACGCAGAGGGTCATGTGGCTAAGCACGTGGCAAATATTGAGGTCTATTTAGATAATCCTGTTGGTATTGGTGAACATAGTGATATTATTGATGCTATTGAAACTGAGTTAAGTCATATGGCTAAATGGCATGAAAAATTAGAAATGATTGACATATATATCACGGAGGTAAAGGATGGCTGTAAATGCGGCAGGTAACTACACAAAACCGACAATGCGTAAAAACTTGTTTAATAAAATTAAAGCAGGTAGTAAAGGAGGTCGTCCAGGCCAATGGTCGGCGCGAAAGGCGCAAATGCTTGCTAAACAGTATAAAGCAAATGGTGGAGGCTATAGAGACTAATGCCAAAAAAACCGTCACAAAAGAGCCTAAGCAAATGGACTTCTCAGAAGTGGCGAACCAAAAGTGGTAAAAACTCTACTCAAGGTCCGTTGGCTACTGGAGAACGTTATATGCCAGCTTCAGCTGTGGCTAGTCTTACGCCAGCAGAACACGCTGCTACCACTAGGGCTAAGAGAAAAGCTACAAAAGCAGGAAAACAATTTAGTAAACAACCTAAAAAGGTTGCAAACAAAGTAAAACGACATAGAACGTAAACCCAGGAGTGGTAAATGTCTAGATTTGTACAAGAAACACATAAACAAAAAGATGCTAAAAAACCTCAGCCAAAGTTACCTAAGGCTGGTTCTTATGATTTAAAAGCTTTAGAGAAAGCTAAGCCTATTTATTCAGGCACTGGAGGGAAACGATAATGGAACCCGAAGGATATAAAGAGGTTGTTAGTGATGAACAACTGATTAGCATGATAGAGTCTGGTGTACAGAACTCTACAGGCGATTGGTTAAATTCATCTGAACTAGCAAGAGAAAGATTAAAAGCTACCTACGAATATGCTGGAGTGGCTGACTACCACTTATCACCTCAAGGTGTTAGTACAATTGTAGATACCTCTACAACAGAAGTAGTCGAAGCTTATACAGCCGTATTATCTGACTTGTTTCTTACAAATAAAAGACTAGCAAGGTTTATGCCTTGGGACAGTTCTCCTGCAGCAATTCAAGCTGCTAAAGATGCTTCTGATATAACTAACTATTGTTTGTTTAAAAAAAATAATGGGTGGGAACTTATTCAACAATGGATGAAAGCAGCCTTACTGTGGAAGAATGCTGTGTGCCGTTGGGGGTATGTTGAAGATTACGATTATGTATTTGAAGAATACGAAAAGATTAGTCAACCAAATCTAGATAAACTATTATCAGAAGATAATGTTGAAATTGTTGGTGATCTAGAGTTTGAAAATGAGTTTCAATCAACTGACTCTATAACTGAACAAAACGTAGAACTTATGTACGTTGATGTTCGTATTCGTAAACGTATTAATAAGTCTCGTGTTAAAGTGGAACTGGTCCCACCAGAAAACTTTCGTATATCAAGAGATGCTACCTGCATAACTGATGCAGCATTTGTTGGTATGCAAACAGAAATGACACGCTCAGAGATCCGTAAATACTATCCTGAAATGGCTGACAGTATTGATGCCTGGGATGAACTTGGTGATGATACGTGGTCTGGTAGTTTAAAATACTCTCAAGATATTGCAGCACGTAAACAAGTTACAGGACAAGAGTATACTCAAGGATCCTTGCAGCAAGAAACCACACCGCTAGAGGCTAATCGTGAAGTAGCTGTTACAGAGTGCTGGATGCATGTTGATCGTGATGGTGATGGTATTGCAGAGTTAAAACATTTTATTATAGCGGGTTCTCACATCTTATATGAAGAAGATTGTGATGAAGTCCCAATGGCTTCTATTGTTCCTATTGATATTCCATTTGAATTTTATGGTTTATCAATGGCAGATTTTACACGTAGTTCTACACTGGCATCGACCGCCATCCTACGTGGCTTTGTAGAGAATACATACCTCACTAACTATTCGCCTAAACTGGCTGATCCAAATGTGGTAGACTTCTCTGCATTGCAAAATATGAAGCCTAAACAGATTATACCAACTAATGGTAGTCCTGTGGGTGCTGTTCAACAGTTACCTCCTGAGACAATCTCAACAGGTACAGTACCATTGCTTGAACATCTGCAAATGATTAAAGAACAAGCTACTGGTATGTCTAAAGCTGCTCAAGGTCTTAATGATACACTCTATGTGTCAGGAAACTCTGAGCAAAAACTATCAGCGGTTCAATCTGCCGCACAAAAACGTATTCAACATATTGCTCGTAGATTTGCTGAGACAGGGTTTAAACGTCTTTTGTCTGGTATTTATTCTACAATGCGTAGTAATATGAAAGGCAATATAGATTACAATATTGCAGGTGCATTTAAATCTATTAATATGCAAAACCTACCTTCAACTATGGACTTAGAAGTTTTGTTAGATATTGGTGAAAATTCTAATTCTTCATTAATAGGAAAGTATAGTCGTATTGCTGGAGAAATCCTCCCTGGACTAGCACAACAAGGTGCAGGTATGATTGTAAAACCAGAAGCCCCAGCTATCCTTGCTACTAAACTTATTGAAGCAATGGATATAGATAGTAATGACTTCTTGCAAGATTACAATACAGACGACTTTAAACAAAAGGCAGCACAGGCTATTCAAAGCCAACAACAAAAAGCTCAAGCAGAACAAGCATTGCAACAACGTAAGGTTGAGGCAGAAGCTGCTTTATCAGAAGCAAACGTTGTTTATACAGGTGCTCAAACTAAAAACACTATGGATGATAATGCAAAACAACTTGCAGTATCAATTGATAAACACTTTCAAGAATGGGCAGATCTTCAAATTAGAGCAACTAAAGAGGGTGCAGAGTTACCAGAACATCCTGGTTATGACCAGATTATTATGTTAGCTAGGCAAATCCTAAGCCCACCTCAACAACAGCCACAACCACAGATGGGACCACAGGGACCTCAGGAGATAAGATAAATGGCACATTCGACTATTAGTAAACTTGGTGTAGGAGGAACTCAGGCAGGAACTGCAGTAACAAGCACTTCAGGAAATAAAACAGTTGTATTTACAAATGAAACAGACTCTGTAATTACACTTGATCTTAAATGCGCTGGCTCAATTAACGCAGCTGATAAAGGCATTAAGGTTCCAGCCAAAGAATTTCTTAATTACACACATGTTGGTGGACACGGTGCTTGTGTAATGGAAAATGTTAAAACAGCACACGGTACAGCTGCTCAAACTGATGAGCGTATCTATATCCACCATCGTGTGTAAGTAATGGATAAGTATCGTAAGACAGCTGAGAAGAAGCTGGGAAACGAGAAATCATATGGTAATCATAAAATTCATCCCGAAGAACTAGCAAGGCAAGCTCATGTTAAAGGGCACTTTGCAGCTAGAGAACGGGATGAGTTTTTTGATGAAGTATACGGTGAAGTTTTAATTGATTTCTTTTTAGAATGGTTAAAAACAGAACCGCATGAGACTAAATCTCGTGAGTTTCTCTACAGTTCTGCTATGGCACTAGGAAGTGTTAAGGAGAAAATGATGAACTTTGAGATGTACGGAAAAAATATTCCGCACCTACAGGAGGACAACAATGAGAACAATTGATATTGATGCTCTTATAAATAACTACAAAGAGATGATTAATACGTTAGAATACGATTCTATGCGTAGTGCAGGTAAAGCAAAACTAAATTCTGAAAAACTTATACACATGCACTCGCTTGTTAATCACTATTCTAAAATAAAAAATTCTGAAAAGGCTAGTCCTAAAAAGGAGATAGCAAATGGAAAGTAATACCGAAGCACCTGTAAGCTCTACCCAATCGGATGAACCTACTGCAGAGGTTAATAGTCAAACTGAAGAGGCTTTGCTGGCTGACATTGTACGAAACTCTGATTTCGTAGATACTCTACCCGATGAGCAAGTACCTGAGTTAGACGCGGAAGACTCTGATGATGAAGACCCAGAAGAATCAGAAGAATCCGATAATGAAGATGATGAAGAAGAGATTGAAGAAGAAGCTGAAGAAGACACAGACGAAGAAGATGCCGATGAAGAATCCGCTACCGATGAACCTGATGTGTTTGCTACAGATGACTTGGATCTAGAAGCTAAAGTTGTAGTCAAAATAGATGGCGAACATACAGAAGTTTCTTTTGGTGACCTTATTAAAGGTTACTCTACTGAACAACATCTGTCTAAAAAGGGTCGTGAACTTGGTGATGCAAGAAAACAGTTAGAAGAAGAATACCAAGAAAAGGTTGGAGAAATCCAAAACCTATCTAAGGCATCTGCTGCTATACTGTACTCAAATGAACAAGCTCTTTCTAAAGAGTACCATGATATCGAAGCTCAAATTGATAAGGCTCGTAAAGATGGTGATACATATGAAGTTGGCGAGTTAAAAGATAAACGAGAACAAGCACAAAAAAAATACTGGGATGCACGTAATCAACGTGAAGCACTAGTAGAAACTCTTCAAAAGTCTGAACAGGAACAAAATCAAAAAGAATGGAATGAACAAATACAATATTTTAATCAAACCATTCCTGATATGATTCCTGACTTTAATGAAGAGACTGCTTCAGCAATTCGTGAGTTTGCTATTGAAGAAGGTATTTCTCCAGAAGTATTAGACTCAATTGCCGATCCTGTAATTGTAAAGTTTGTCGATGACTATCGTAGACTAAAACAAGGTATCACTAAAGGTACTGCTAAAAGGAAAGCTACTCCAGCTAAAAAGGCTCCGCTTAAGAAAGCTAAAACTACAACTCGCAAAAAACAAGATAAAGCAGCTGAAGTTAGAGCTAGAGCGATGAGTCCTGATTCTTCTAATGAAGATCAAATGGAGTTTTTGAGAGGTCTTGCCAACCAATCTTTAAATCTTTAATACCTTGGAGGTATAATTAAATGGCTAATAATCTTGGTGTTCGCGGAACTGGTGGCCCTCAGGGACCAGCCCGTGGAACTGGCAAAGATGTTTCCCAACGGGAAGATCTAGCAAACTTTATCACGATGATTACTCGTGATGAAACTCCTTTTACATCGTCTATCGGTAAAGCTAAAGCAACCGCTATCTACCACGAGTGGCAGACAGATCAGCTAGAAGCTCCAGGCAACTCACGGATTGGTGAGGGTACTGACTGGATTGCTCCTGATGCAACAGGCTCTGGTGGTACTGGTGCAACTCCAGCAACTGGCGCTAAATTTGCTATTACTGGACCTTATCGTACTCGTTTGGGTAACTACACTCAAATTAACGGTAAGACTATCGCTGTGTCAGGTACACGCCGCGCAGTAGATCAAGCAGGTGTTGCAGACGAATATGCATACCAGCTTAAAAAGCGTGGAACTGAGCTACGCCGTGATGTGGAATTTGATATGATCCACTCATACAACACAGCTAACGCTGTGGGTGTACAAAACGCTAACTCACGTTCAGCTGGTGGATACCAGTCTTTTATTAACTCAGCAACTACATGTAACTATGTAGGTGAGTTCGAAGCTCCTTCAGCTTCTTCCTCTAATGCTGGTACTGATGCACAAGGTACAGACACTGTACGTGGATCAATCAATGGTGGTACTACTGCTCCTGCACGTGGAACTCTTGCACTGACAGACATTGATGCTGTTATGCAGAAGATCTATGAGCAAGGTGGTAAGGCAACTAAAGTTATGTTGTCACCAAAACTACGCCGTGATTTCTCAGATCTAATGGTCTCAGACACTGGTGTTGTTCGTAACATTGATGCTGGTGGAAAACTCCGTCAGTCAGTTGATGTATACATGTCAGACTTTGGAGATCTTATGGTAGTTCCTAACTACATCATGGGTCTGTCAAACTCTGTTGCACTGAAAGGTGATAACGGTACTGCATTCTCAGGCGCAGGTATCCCTGACGTTGCTGACTTTGCAGCATTGATCTATGACCCAATGTGGTTCGCTACAGCTTACCTACGTCCTATGCAGGAAGTAGACGTAGGCCAGCAGGGTGACTCAACCAAAGGAATGATGGTTGAAGAATGCACCTTGGAAGTACGCAACCCACTTGGTTGTGGTGCTATCTACGGTCTTAACTAGACTATTTGTTAGGGGAGGTCTTTATGGCTTCCCCTTTCTTTTTAGGAGGTAATATGGCTTATTCAATGTCCGGTAAAGATTTTAAAAAAGCTGAGTCTGGAAAAATAAATAAAGATTTTAAAGAGGCTAAACCAGCAACGGGTAACCCTTTTAAGAAAAGAAAAGAAGATCCTGCACAACAATATGCAATGGGCGGCAATGTAGCAAAATACTACAATACAGGTGGTAAGGTTGCTGGATGCGGTCCTGCTCAAAACAAATCATAAATTAAAGGAGTACAGTAAATGCTAGTTATAAGAACAGCAAACGGGAATACTTACCCCGCAGAAACATGTGTATGGCGTACCGCAGCAGTTGCTGCAGGTGGCTATAAGCTAACACACTTAGATATTAACTCACCTAACGTAGCGACTAATGGTAATCCTACAGCAGCACCATCTGGCGCTGAGTTAGGTTATATTGGAAAATCAGGACGTTTTGTATCTTATACAGAACCTGCCTAATTAAGTAAGAGGACACAATGGCAAAAGAAAATGAATTTAAATTTCGCAGTTCAACTGTGGAAGCCACAAAAGATATTCATGCTGGTTTTGATCTTCAATCTGGAGATTGGGAAGCTAAGCAAGACATTACACAATATAAAGAAGCTGCTAAACTTGATAGAGATAAAGAAGCATATTATGGTCGTACTAAAAATGGTTACCGTAAGTTAGCAACTATTCCTGATATTGTAGCAATTAAGATTTTGCAAGAGCATCATCTGGATTTGCATGATCCAAATTTTATGCAAGATCCTAATAATCTTAAAAAGCTTAAAACAATTTTGATGTCTGAATATTCTGATTTGGTAGTCAATACTTAATTAGGAGGCCAAACATGGCAATGACATATACGGAACTTGTTGCTAAAGTTCGTAGTTGGTCTAACCGCGATGAAGAAGTAGTAAGTGACGACATTATTAAGGATGCTCTTAAATATGCAGCAGATAAAGCATACAGAATTTTAAGAGTCCCTCCATTAGAAAATGTTGCTATTTATGAAAAGTCTTTGTTACAGGCTGGAACTACAGCAGCTAATAGTTTACAGGGTAGTATTACAGAAATACAATTACCCTATGATCTTATAGAATTTATTCAAATTAGAGAAGTAGATTCTGCTGGATTAACCACACGTGTATTTAATGAAAAATTAGACATACGAACATTTAATGATGCTTTAAGTGAAAAGTATACAAACCTTAACTACTGGGCAAGACAACAAAATGTTGTATACCTTACTCCAGGGTTTGGTGCTGGATCAACAAGCAATCAAGCGAACACAATAGAACTTTATTATTATCGTAGACTACCTGCATTAGATGCGGTATACGCTGTGACTGTTCTTAACTACAATGCGGGATTTCTTACTACAACAGGTGCAGGATCAGGTGTAGCTAATTCTAAACAATTATACTTTAATAGTAATACAGGAACAACAGCATACGCAACAAGTGCAGACGCACAGGCAGCTAGTGCTGGTGGTACTGTAACAAACGCTTACTACATTGGTATTGCAACCCCTAACTGGCTACGTGATGAAAACCAAAGGATTCTTTTGTTTGGGGCATTAGCAGAGGTGTTTGCTTATGTTCAAGATGATCAACAAGCAGCAAAATACAATCAAGCATTCTTATCAGAAATTACAGAAGCAAATGATGAAGATGCTAAACGTAACGCTTCAGGCGGTAATTTACAAGTAAACTTTAATGGACGAGGGTTAATATAATGACTACACCAGCAAGACCTGGCTCCTTTACAGGAGCTACTGATAATGCCGCCAGTGGTGGATTATTTACAGATACCCTTATTGACGGTATCCCCGATATTATAGGGGCCGATGTAGCATCTGCAGAAGCAGCCGCCGCAGCCGCAAAGGTATCAGAAACAAACGCTGCAACCTCAGCCACTGGTGCAGCTACAAGCGCAACTAACGCTGGAACTAGCGCCACGGCTGCAGCAAGTAGTCAAACAGCAGCAGCAAGTAGCGCCACAGCAGCTGCTAGTTCTGCTAGTAGTGTGGCAGCAGATGCCGCTACAGCGACAACTAAGGCAGCTGAAGCAAGTACGTCTGCAACAAACGCAGCGGCTTCACAATCAGCAGCAGCAGCGTCACAAACTTCAGCAGCATCTAGTGCAACTTCAGCTACTGGGTCTGCTAACAGTGCAACAACCTCTGCTACAGCGGCAGGTAACAGTGCTACAGCAGCGGCTAATAGTGCTACTGCAGGAGCAAGCAGCGCAACGGCAGCAGCCAATAGTGCTACAGCAGCAGCAACGTCAGAAACTAATGCAGCAAGTTCGGCTACTTCAGCAACCACTAGTAAAAATACAGCTACTACTCAAGCTACTAATGCGGCAACAAGTGCAACGAATGCAGCCACGAGTGCAACGACTGCGACAACTCAAGCAAGTAGTGCAACAACGTCAGCTGCAACAGCTACGACACAGGCTACTAAAGCAGAAGACTATGCTGTAAAAGTAAACGGAGTTGTCCCTAGTACTTCAGATTATTCATCTAAAGCATGGGCTGTGGGTGGTACAGGTGTAGATCAAGCTTCAGGCGGTGGTAACGCTAAAGACTGGGCTACTGAAACAACAACAACTGCTGATAACACAGAATACTCAGCTAAAGAATATGCTATTGGTGTACAGGCAGGGAATACTAACGGTTCTGCTAAACAATGGGCTTTAGGTGGCGGTAACTTTGTTATGTCCACAGCAGTAACAGGATCAGGCGGTACAGCACAATATTCGGCTAAGTACTGGGCAGATCAAGCTGCTAGTAGTGTAGCTAACTTTGATGAAAAATATTATGGTAGTTATGCAAGTGATGCAGCAGCCGAAAACGCACATGAAGCAGCAGGTAAAACAGTAGCAGTAGGTGACTTGTATTATAATACAGGTGATCAAGCTGTTAAATATTGCACAGTTGCTCCGTCTGGAACAGGCGCACCAGTAGGAACATGGGTAGCAATTGAAGCAACAGACACTAGCGGTTTTGCAACAAACGGGTTTTCAATTGCAATGTCAATCGCATTATAGGAGGTCTTTATGGCACAAAATTTTAGAAGGTACGTTGAAAAGTCCATTGGAACCTCGGCAACTGATATTCCTGATGGCGCTAATTTCGACTCATACGACACAATTGTAGGAATAAATTTAGCAAATAGAATTGCTCAACAGATTACAGTATCAGTATATATGTTAGCTGGAGGAGCAACAGATAGTCTAGCCAATCGGTACTACGTTGTAAAAGATGCACCGATTCCAGCAGGATCAACACTTCAAGCATTAGATGGTGGTGCTAAAATTGTAGTACAATCAGGGGATAGGCTTTGGATTGTATCTGACACTGCAAGCTCACTTGACGCTTGGGTATCTGCTGTTGACGCTATTAGTACATAGGAGGATTAGTTATGGGTTACATTGGTAATCAAGCAAATAGTAATTTTTCCTCTCTAGCTAAACAAGATATTACAGGTAACGGGGGTACAGGCTATACGTTAAGCACAGCAGTAGCAAACGCTAACGAAATAGAAGTATTTGTGAACAACGTTAGACAAGAACCAGCAGTAGCTTATAACGTTTCTGGTACAACACTTACCATGACAGGTAACGTAGTAAGTACAGATGACTTTTATGTAGTCTATCAAGGTAAGGCAGTTCAAACAACTACTCCTTCACCAGCATCGGTGACAGCAGCAATGCTTGCTCAAGGTGCTGCAGGATCATACCTTGGTGACGCTACACAACTCGGTAATATTATTAGAGTACATGAAAAAGAGCTAAACACTTCAGTAACAGTAGCCGCAAACACTAATGGTATGTGCGCTGGCCCATTAACCCTAGCTTCAGGAGTCACCATCACAGTTAGTGCTGGTGCAACATTGGTGGTAGCATGAGTACGGTACATTGTAATACAATACAAACTAGTTCTGGTGGTCCTGTTACGCTGACTAAGCAGAGTGCGGCAAAGGCAAGAGCAACAGTTAGAGGATTAGATACGTTTCAAATCCATGAAAGTTTCGGTGTCAGTTCTGCAAGTGACGAAGGAGCAGGGCATCATAACATTGCATTAACATCAGCAATGTCGAGTATTTCTTATCAACCGCAAATTGCTACTGGTTACGCGGATGGAAACCCAGGCAACACGATTTCAACTTGTTGGTCAGAAACATCTACCAATGTTGAGTTTGAAACCAGTTCTGCCGCAGGTGCAAATCAAGATATTACAAAAGATTACTTGGTTGTTTTTGGAGACTTAGCATGAGTAAAATACTTGTAAACGAAATAGGTAATAACAACGGCACTACGGGTATGACTGTAGCAACAACAGGCGTTGCTAGTTTTCCAGTATCGGCTCCTTTAACACCTGCTAGACCAGCTTTTCTTGCAAGACGAAACGGAACAAATTTACAACTTAACAATCAAATAATGCCCTTTGACAGCAAAACTATTTACGGAGGATTTGATACTGCTAATGGGTATAATACAAGTACATATACATATACTTGCCCAATAGCAGGGTTATATTGGTTTCATGTATCTAGTATTCTCGGTTCTATAGCGGTTGATAATGGTCAATGGAAAATTCAATTAAACAGCAGTGATTATGAACAAAGGCATTTTACAAATAAAACCACTGAGTTTTACACACACAGCATAGACACATACATAAACGCCTCGGCAAATGACACTGTCAGAGTAAAAATGGGATCTAATATTTATTTTTATGGCAATCAATGGGCTGTGTTTATGGGACATTTAATAGGGTAGGAGGGTATTATGGCAAATGGAAAAATAAAAGCAGATACCCTAGAACACAGCACCGCTGGGTCACTTGATACGCAGTATGTTGTTCATGGTAGTGCGAAGGCGTGGGCAAGCATTTCTGGGGGTGCAACACCTGCTATAGATGACAGTCTGAATATGAGTGGTATTACCGATGTGTCAACAGGCAGAAGAAAACCTGCTTACACAAACAACATGGGTAATGCAACTTATCTAGTTATTGCTGGTGTTATGAATGATGGGAACACAGGTGGCGCACGTGGTGCTTCAGGAAGTCAAATTGCAGATAGAAATGCAGCGTATATAGACTATACCATATATTACGGTTCTTCTGCTGGTAGTGATGGCGGTGCTTCAGATGGTGCTAGTATTGACGGAATTGGAATTGCAGGAGACCTAGCATAATGACAACGACACCAGAGTTTCAAGGCACACACCTATTTGACAGACTATGCTGGGCTAAAGAAAATCTAGACGGTGTACAGTCTGACTATCGTGTAGTGTACGAGGACAACATTGACGAGTGCGCTAAGATACTTGTACCAGATCCTAATTGGATGGCTTGCGCTTTACAAGGCAATATTCTTCCACCTGTATGGGTGTACTGGGAGTTAGCCAAGGATGAAGCAGAAGAAGGGTTTACTAAACACACTCGCGGAAATTTATTGCACGAAACAAAACCTATAGGTCCAATGACAGAAGAAGAGGCGATAGAATATCTTATAAAGAAAGATTGTCCTCCAGATGTGTGGCAAACATATAACGAAGGTAATCGTCAAAAGATGGTTATCTGTAAGAAAGAACAATTACCTAAAACTAGAGAGTGGCGAAACGCATGGAAGATCAACCAAGAGTTGCTTGCCGCATAGGAGAAATTAATGGTAGATACATATATTAAAGTAGGTGATCAGACTCCTCTTGCGGACTCTGTTACTGTACCTGCAGATCGTAGCTTTCGTGACGCTTGGGTTCTTGATAGTGATAAAAAAGTAATTAGCGAAGATGTTGCAAAAGCTAAAGATATGTTTAAAGACAAGATCAGAGAGGTGCGTAAACCACTTCTTGAAGCAGAGGATGTAGTTTATATGAAAGCGCTAGAAGCTGATAATGCTTCTGCTAAGACTGCAAGTGTTAATAAAAAGAAATCTCTTAGAGATGCACCTGCAGCTTCAGCTATCAGTAGCGCAGATACAATTACAAAGCTAAAGGCAGCGTGGGATACATCATTACTTGGTGATAGCCCTTACTAATAGGAGGCTATGATGGCATTAAGTAAAATACGAAGTGATAGCATGGATGATGTTGCTATCCAAAGTAACAAGAATTTAATTATTAATGGCGATCTGCAGGTTTGGCAACGAGCCACCTCTGCCACGGCAGTAACAAACGCTTATGCTACTGTTGATAGATTTAGATTTGTTGAAGGAACGGCTGGTGCATACACTAGCGAAAAGTCTAGTGATTCACCAATAGGGTCAGGCAGCTCATTAAAGCTACAAGTTACAACTGCTGACACAAGTATGGCGGCAGGAGATTATGCTTATTTCCAGCAAGTTATAGAGGCACAAAATCTTCAATCCTTGCAATATGGAACTTCATCTGCAAAAACATTAACTCTTTCATTTTGGGTTAAGTCTAGCAAGACAGGAACTTATACAATTGCTTTAATAAAGGCAGATAGTACTCAATACAACTTTGTGCATGAATATACTATTTCATCAGCAAACACATGGGAAAAGAAAACCATTACTATAAGCCCTACGGCTGGTAGTACATCATTTATTACCTCTGCTGCTGGGGCTATTAACAATGACAATGGTGTTGGTTTTTATGTAGTCTGGATGTTGTGTTCTGGCACAGATCTTAATGGTTCTACGAACAACGCTTGGTCTAGTAATGGTTTACACTACACCACAACTAATCAAGTAAACTGGATGGATAACACAAGCAACAATTTTTACCTATCTCAAGTGCAACTTGAAATCGGAGACCTAGCATCACCCTTTGAATTTGAGGACTATGGAACCACGTTAGCTAAGTGTCAGAGGTATTTTGAAAACGTAAACTGGTTGGGTTATGTTTTATCAGGAAACTCATATTCAACGACTCAATGGGTATTAGCGCAAGTTCTTTGGAAGGTGGAAAAAAGAACTGTTCCAACATTAACCTTTCCAACAATAGGTAATTCATCTGGCAATGTAGGGATTACAGACTCTACCGCAAACCTTGTTACTCAGGGTAGTACAATAAGGTCGCAAACTACAACAACAGGTGCATCTCTCTATAATAACAACGCAGATGGTTATTCGGGTTTAGATGATGATACAGTTTGCATGTTGTATTCATATGGCGACACAACCCTTAAAGTAGATGCGGAGTTATAAATGATTATTGAAAACGCAAAGTGGTCAAAAGGACCACCGGGGCAAGATGATGTAATAGTCGGTTTTCTTGCAACTATTGATGGTAAGAAAGTGGTTGTTCCAAAGGAAATTGGGAATAGACAATATGACGAGGCTATGCGTCAAGTAGACGCTGGCACTCTAACAATAGAGGAGGCTGACTAATGCCATATGTAGGCAAACAACCCCTCGCAGGGGACTTTAAAAAACTAGGATCACTCACAGCGTCTGCTACAGCTACGTATGCACTTACTTACAACAGTGCTGCATTTACGCCAGCTAACGCAGAGTCTTTGATTGTGTCTCTTAACGGTGTAACACAAGCACCTAATGACGCTTATAGTGTCAGTGGTAGTAACATTGTGTTCGCCTCTAACCTTTCTTCTTCAGACAGCATTGATTATATTCTTGCATTAGGAGAAGTAGGTAATCATACAGTACCGTCAGATAACTCAGTTACTACAGCAAAGCTTAGTAGCACTATTAGTCGTGGTGGTGTAGCTAATATTCGTGTTAACCCTAACAGCCTAACAGATAATACAACAATTGCCAGTGGTGAGAACGCTCTTGTAGCAGGACCGTTCACACTTGCAGCTACGTTGACTGTCAACGGCACATTTACGGTGGTGTGATATGAGTAAGTTATATGTAGATGAAATAGCCAGTAAAACTTCTGGTAATAAAATTATGATGCCTCAAGGCGGCATTATC